CATCTCGGTCTCGTAAACAACACGGTAGGCAGACTGATGAGCCGTCAAGTTTTCCTTGGCCCACAGAAGCCTTTTCCATAACTTTGTGCCTTGAAATTCCGGGGTTTTTATCATGCTAGATCACCAAGTACGGATGACACAGCATTTTGATTTGCGTCGGCCATTGCATAGGCATACTTTTTAAATGTCGTGCCATACCCCGTTGTAGCCTGCGCCACAGCATCATTTATATTATGCACAAAGATACCTGCGCCATCTTGTTTGTCATCTGCACCTGTAACGACTGCGTAGTTTCCATCATTCATGTTGTTGGCTATTACAGGCGCATACAGACCCACACCAGAATCTGTGACAGAAGACATATTGAAAGAATCTGCGACAGTAACAGCGGCACCGGAGGTTCTCACCCACGCCTTGTTCAGCCCCAGAGAGACATTTGTCGTTGCGGCGCCGCCCTCTCCCAAGAGCGTTACCACGCCACTACCCGCTATGGTCATTCGAATCGTCGATCCCCCCGGACGGAGATAGATCGATCCGGTCCCCTTGGTATCGATAAAGAGGTCTGAATTGGTAGCAGCGGCTGACCCAGTACCAATTACGCAGAGCGCACCCGAGGGATTAACGGTGAAGGAGCTAGTACCAGCGACCACATGCAGGGGATGTGCCGGAGAGGTTGTGCCAATACCTAATTTTCCCGCCGAATCCATCACTATCTTTTCGACATTCCCAATTCGAAACCTAATGGGTTGACCAGAGGCAGCATTTATAACGGTCAGGCCAGTAGCATTTTGTCCCAGCGCAATATTCGCAGCAGACCCATGCATGTCGTAATGGGAGAAGCCTAAAAAATCGGAAGACAGCCCACTAATCTTGGCCTTACCGATGATCTGCACATCATCGCTGTCGGCGGCCACAGAGATATCCCCGGTGACAACTAAATCGTTTGCAATATCTACATCGCCGCCATCCGTCCCCGACCCAATGCCCAGTGCATGAGAGCCACCAGTAGTAAAGCCGATGCGATTTGTACCGACCTTATACATGCCGGTGTTTGCGTTGCTGACGAGTGCAACTGACGGACTACCCGCCGACCCCTCCGCTACTATAATGTCTCCACCAACAAACAAGTCTTTGGCGATCCCAACACCGCCATCCGTGTGGATGCTGCCGCTGGTGCCAGAAGTGCTGTCGGTGGTGTCGTCAATCGAGGCTACACCACTAGCAGTAAGCGTGGTCACAGTTGCCGCAGCGGCGGCTCCAGAGCCAAGTATACCGTCCAGCGTGCCCGTGAACCCGGTTGCTGTGGCTTCGCCGACAATCGTTAACGTGTCAGCGGTTATATTTCCACCCGACGCAATGCTGTCTACCCAAAGTTTGAGCCAGCGGACCCCGGTGGAGCCGAGACTGTCGGTGCTGTCCGTATCCGATAAAACATCGCCACCGTGCGTCGTGACGCCGTCAATAGCCGCAGCGCCCGTAACCTCCAGGGTTCCCACTTGAAGGTCCGCAAGAGCATCGTAAACTACCGCCCCGGAACCCGCGCCGTCACAGTAGATAATCGCGTTCTTACCGTTCTGAACAGTGACATTAGCCCCGGAACCCTGCGTCAGGATCACCGAATAGGGACCACTCGAACCCGAATCCGTGGTTGCATTCTCTATGATGAAGTACGCCGGTGACGTATTCGGCGCTATCGTAACCGTATTGTTACCAGCCAAAGCCCCGGTGAACTTAATCACGCGGTACATCCCGTCCTGAAGGTTCTCGGTTCCTGACCCCGGAGAGGCTTCCCGTACCGTGAGCGTGTGCGTTGTCCCGGACAAGGCTACCGCCTTATACGAGGCAATCCTGTCAAGAATATCGGCATTGTGGTTCGTAGTCGTGCCCCAGGCACCGGCCTGTTCGCCCGTCCCGATCTTCTCAATGCCAAAACCTGTCGTATATGTTGAAGCCATGATCTTTTCCTATGCTGCCATCTTAGTCCAGTTTGGCGACTGCGTGTAAGTTATTGGGTTCCACTCTGCGTCCTGTCCGGGGACGATTTTACCCCACTCTGCGTCCTGTCCGGGGACGATTTCGTTCCAAATTAGTACTGCTCCTACGGCAGTGGCCGCCGAAACACCCGTAAGCGGGACGTCTATCTTAACTTCTACACTGCCCGCTGCGGTGGCCGCCGAAACACCCGTAAGAGTGAGGTTGGCCTCGCCCGTAACCGTTACGCTGCCCGCTGCGGTGGCCGCCGAAACACCCGTTGCCGGGACCTCTATCTTAACTTCTACGCTGCCCGTCGCAGTGGCCGCCGAAACACCCGTTGCCGGGACCTCTATCTTAACTTCTACACTACCCGCTGCGGTGGCCGCCGAAACACCCGTAAGTGCAACGGAAAGAGGACTATTCCAAGCCCCCTCGTTCCAAGTCCCTCTACCCCAGCCGGTAATTAAAGCCATTACGCAATCCGGATAAGCGCACTGTTAGCGTCGTTGGTAGGCATTGTAACCGTAAAGTCTCCCGCACTCGATGAGGAATCCCCGCCGAAATTAATCACGCAAACAGAAGGCGTGGCCGCATGCGTTGTATCTCCGGCGGTTCCTGCGTTAGCTAAGGTAGAGTTGTATATCAACGCGCCGCGAGCACTGGTGATAGTCGCGTCGCTAAAGGTAACATCAGCCATGTCAATGAACGCCGTGGGAACAGAACTGCTGTTATCCCCAAGTCCTATCGTTGCACTGGCTAGAGACGCTCCGCCCGCAGTGTAATTGGTGCCACTTACTTCAGCGGTGGTGGCGTACCCCGTTGTGTCCGCATCAAAAGCCGAAGAGTTCGTGTACATAGCGAACTTAAAGGTGTCGGCAGCAATAGAGCTTCCGTCTCCACGGGAATGCGAGGTCCAGAAATGAATCCCGGCATTTATCTCTTTCTTGTACGACCCGCAGATTGCGGAGGTTCCAATAGCCATTACAGTCTCCTTATGATCTCTGCCATGTCATCATGGCCCTGCTGCTTCATCAAAGCCCAGATTGTAGTTCTCTCGCTCCGCGCCATCTTGTTCATGTAAAATACTAACACTTCTTTAAGGCGTTCTCTATGTGCAAACGCCTGATCTCGTATGACAGGCGGGGCGGTGTCCGAGACCTGCATTATCTTGTTCAAAGCCATCTCGGCCACCTGCTCCGGGGAGTGGCCTCCGTTATTGGAGGTAAAGACAAGGGCATTACCCATCTCGCTGGTTGCCAAACCGTCGGGCATTACTGAGCCTCTCTGCGTATACGGTCGTACCGGTACTGATCGCGGGTCTGGAGCCCTTCGCCCAGATTCTTCATCCACTGCATGGCTTCTTGAAAGCGCTTATCATATAAAGCCAAAAGATCGGGTTCGCCCTTCAGGAACGTATAGGCCTCGACCAGCGCCCCGTACAACAAGGCTAATTCCGCATTCGTGCCCAACCAGCTTGTCCCGTCAGAGGACACAGTGATCGACTGAGGGCGATAAAGATAATGAAGCTCCATTGTGTAGCTGGAATCCGGAGTGGGAGCCAACAAGAAGGTGGCTTCGTCCCAGTCTGCGTAATACTCCGGAACTCCCGTGGTTGCGGGGTTGGGCGTGTAGTCCTGCAACATGGTGGCTTGTTTATACAGCAGGAACTCTTTGCTGGACCCGTTGATGACGCTCAACGAGTTCTGCGCCAGAAAGTCGTTCGGTTTTGCAAGATAGGCATTACCGGAAGACACCGTGCCCTGCGAGGACTTGCGAAAAACGTCAAGCTGGCACTCTTTCAAAATGCGTTCTTCTGCATTCAGAATAAAACGCGCCAACTGGCTGACAAAAGTCGTTTCCGTGCTCTGCACGTAGTCCTGTATCGCTGTCTTCAGAGTCGTATAGGTATATGCCATTTTATGCGCTCACGGTTACGGGGCCCGCAGATGAGACTCCACCGCCCCCTTCTACATCACCCGTTGTTGCGGTTCCACTGCTGGCGCTAAACGTGTAACTACTATCATCAACTTTAGTTATAGAATATCCGGCAGAGCTTTCGATAGTTGCCGAGGAGAACCCGTCGAAGGGGTCTACATCGCGGAACCGAACCGTGTCGTCCGTGCTTCTTCCGTGCCCTGGTTCCGTAACTGTTATGGTCGCAGATCCGCCACTTCCCGAACGAAAAGCGTCAAAGGGAAGAAGAACGGTAACCGCCGGTTCCGTCCTGTCAGGCCGTGGATTACGCAGGGCTTGCGGGTCTGCGGGAGTTTTTAGGACCGTCAACTGGGGCTGCTTGGATTCCCACTCGTCCTTGCCGACGAGCATTCCGGTCCACTCTTTACGCATGTCCTTCAAACGATATGCAGCACCGGAACGGTCTGAGATTCCTAAAGCGTACTTATTTGAAGCAAACCGCGCCATTACGACGTTCCGCTAAGATAACTGTACGAGGGGACAACACTAAAGCTTGCGCGATCCCGGTCTTCTTCGGCGGCTCTAAGAAACTCCTCCTCGTAAACGGCCTTTAGGAACTGCATCCTATCGGGGGCTCTTTTCATTGAAATATAGTACGCCAGACCCGCGGCCAGACAGGGGTAGAACCTGAAGGGGACCTCTACGGTATTTATTGACGAATCCGCATCGTCTATTCGGACAAGGCGGTCGTAAATTATAATATCCGTACTATTCTCTGGGGTAAGCCACACTTTAAGAACCGGCGTTATCTGTCGATCTACGTAGAACTGTATCGGCCTGCCCGTTGACGACTTGGTGGGGATGCTTAGATAATCATCCCGGCTGACCCGGCTAATAGAAACATCAGACCCGCTGCGGCGAACCACGGCGGACAAAACATCAATGGTAGATTGAACGTCATCAAGGCTGGGACTTGCACTGATCGTGGTGCTAGCCAAGCTGGTTCCACCTGTTATCGTCTCCCCGGACGTAAACGTGCCAGAAGGCACTGTCAGGGTTACCGTTGTGGCGCTCGGCTTTGTTATGATGGCGGCAGTAACAGCGCTGGTTCCACCTGTTATCGTCTCCCCAAGGGTCAAGCTTGCGGAAGACCCAACAGTGGCTGTTATGGTTCCTGCGGGATACGACGAAATACCAGTAGCAACGGTCTGACTAAATTGGTTAATAGTCCAGCGGTTAAGGCCGCGATTAGCCCAATCGGCAAACAAGAAGTTCATGGACCGGCGAGCAGTTACGGCGTCGTAGCCCGTCCTAAACTCTAGACCGCAGCGCTCAAAGGCTTCCTCGACGTAGTCCGCTACATTAGGCTCAAAATCCTTAGACCCGGAAACAGCCATGGTATGAGAAACCTTTCATGTTAACCCCAAAGGGCGCTCTTTATCGCAACCCCTAATTGTCCTAAGACCATTAACCCCACGGCCCACATGACCTTCTGAGACCCGTCCAACGACTTCTGTATATGGTACAGGTCATTGGTTTTTATGGTGTCCAGCTTCTGATCCAACAGCTTTAGGTCTCCGCGAAGCTCCAGGAGGTCTAATTCATTCTTGCGAGCCAGATCCTCGGGCATCCCCCAGAGCCTTACGAGTATTCTTTTAAACAGTAGAGCACGATTGAATACGTGTCCCCACTGCCGTGCCCGACTGTTGTAAGTTGAATGTCTCCCGTCTTGCCACCGGCTGCGGCGGCGTTGGGAAGACCGCTCATGTCAGAATAGTCTAGGGTGTCTGAGTAATCCGCCGGAAGTTCCGCCGCAATAACGTCGGTGGAAGCGTCCCAAAGAAGTTTGACGCCCATCCCGACATTGGTGAACGTGATTTTCTCAATACGAACCCCTGTGCAGGCCGTCCCGTCTTGCAGTTTTGCAAGCGCGGACACGTCTACCTTGACAACGGCGGCTTCCCCGGTTCCATCGCTTGTGTTTGTGCAATAGATGACGGCCTTCCTTGGACCATCTTGCACAGTTGTGGCAGTTACGGCATCAGCCATGTCAAGCTCCTTTAAAAGGATGGGGGGGCATCACCCCCCCATCATTAATCATTCAAACGGCGTGGCTAGAGTGCCGTCACCATGGAGGAAGGCTTCGCAGTGCCATACAGCAGCCGTAGTTGCTTTTAGACGGATAACCCCACCCACCAGCCAGCCCTGTGCGGCTGTACCAAGGTCAATGGTATCATCGTTACTTGCATCAGGAATGAAAGTGTTGGTGTCTCCAGCCGTTGCCGGGTCAAACAGTTGGGCAAACCCTGAATAAAGATCACTGGCATTGTCCGTATTGATCTGCCCCGCCCCTGTAAAGGTAGTGCCTACAAGGAAAGTGTAGTGAAGTCCCGCCACCGCTGTCGGCAACGTAACGACAATACCTGCTGCGCGGTTAAGGTCGAAAACTGCGCCGGACTGGGTCGATTCAACACTGTAAGTGGCGGTGGTAATTGAAACTACGTTATCGTATGCGGAGACATACCCCGTAGTAACCACATTGCCGCTGCTATCGATGTCAAAGTTGGTTGTAACCACACCCGTAGTAGATGCTACGGAGATCTGTTCAAAGCCGTTTTCTGAACGGACGGGACCGTTAAAAGTCGTATTAGCCATCTGCTTTCTCCTTACGAGAGATATGCCCTAGAGTCTTCGTAAGCGTCTGCTGGGACAGTCGCTAGGGCTATGATTCCCAGAAAGTGGGGGAGAGTTTCCTCTCCCCCTTTTCTTATGCCGCTCCGGGTGAACCGAAGATGCCGCGAGGATCGGACCAGCCAAACGCATAGCGTTCGCGAGCCTTATACCGCACGTTACCAGTGTCGAAGTCGCCTTCCATAGAAGTCCGCACAGCCGTCCGATTAAACCCTTTCAGGCCGTTCGGGGCATCCGTCATAATGAAAAACGCATCCGTGTCGCTCAGGAAGTGGTTAACGGCATAGCCCTCCGGAAGCATACCCATGTTCCGCATGGCATTGATGTCGTTATCCGCAGTACCGGGACGAAGAGTGGACTCAAGCAGGCGATCCGCAGTGAACTGGAGTTCCTTTGGGATAATCAGCTTCATTCCACGCACCGCAACTTTAAGCCCGCGCTCATCAACAAAGCTGGCAATATCAATCAGAGACTGCTCAAGACTGGTCTCGTTAAGATCTGCCGCCGTCGAAAGTTCGTTCCGGAAAGTGCTGCCTGTAACAAGCGGATGGTCCGTAGCACAAAGCTCCTTCGCATCGCCACCCGTATACGTGCTGTCAAACGCATTG